GTAGCAATATACTGCCGAGGGATCTAAATAACGCCCAATATGTATCTCTTGTAGATAAAATTTTTAATACTGGTGATGTTACAAAGAAAAACTGGCCTAAATTAAGAAAAGCAGTGGACTCTAACAACTACAATAATATGATACTGGAAAGCAAAACACAGACCAATGGTAACTTGTTGACGGATAGATTTGATAAACTAAGTAGTTTTATAAAGAATGAACAGAACAAAGATATGCAAGCGGCTTTCAAAAGAGTGAACTTTTTACCTTAATGTATTCAATACACATAAACCATAACGATGGTCCAAGAGACCATTGGATACGCACCAGAGAGGAAGCCCTCACAGCAGGGATAAAGTTCTTCGACTGGAAAGTAGCTAAAGAGGGGGAATATGCAGTTACAGATGACGACTTTGTTGCGGAGGTACTCAAGGTATCTCACTACTCGGATGGCAGAAAAGGCCAGAATAAGTATGTTCGTATGCCTTTCGGCTATGTATTGTATAATCCAAGGTACCCAACTAAGAAATTTAAAGCACAAGGTAGACGCTCCAAACACACCTATACTGGTGCTCCGGAATTAGAAGTCGCTGCAAAAGGTAGCGATAAGATGAAAAACTTAGCCATGGCTTACGCTATGACCATGGATAAGGATATGTCGCTTGATATAGCCCTGGGAGACCACACGGACAACCAGCACGCTACATACAAGCGTAGAATGAAAACAGAGGTATTTAAAAAAATGGTTAGAGAAGAACTCGAGAAGCTGTTACACGAACACGGACTTACGGAGAGCTTTACACTCAATTTATTGACTGAAGCAATCGGTATGGCTAAAGAGAAAAAAGACGTGACAAACCTTCTAAAAGCGGTAGATAACCTTCAAAGTATGCATGGCATGAATGAGAAGAAACAAATCAAGACTACTCAGCAACTAGAAGCAAGCACGACACGGAGACTATTAGACAGACTCGGAGAAGAAGAGCAGAAACTAATAGCAACACAAACAACTATGGAGGTTGATGATGAATAGTCAAGATTTTGAGCTAGAATACCAAAAACTAGCTGCTTTAAAGAAAATGAAAGGTGATGTGGGTTTATTTGGGAGAATGATGTTCCCAACCGCATTTAGTGAGAAATCACCACCATTTCACAAAGAGATATTAGATACAGTAAGAGATGCGTCAATACCGAGAGTATTGTGTGCAGCTCCACGGAGAACAGCCAAGTCAACAATTATGTCATTCCTTTACCCAGCATGGCGTATAGCTTTCAAGAAATCAAACGAAGGGTTATTTATATTAATTATATCTGAGTCTCGTGCTCAGAGCATTAATTTCTTAACAAGACTAAAGACACATTTGACAGACTCGAAAGAGTTTGTTGCTATGTTCGGGAACATTGGAGCTGACACAGCAACCACATGGAGAGAAGATAGCGTTGTATTTGGTAACGGGGCTAGAGTTGTAGCTGCTGGTGCAGGACAGAGTTTACGTGGATTGATTCATGTGGATGATAGACCTAACTTAATCATTGTGGATGATTTTGAGTCAGAGAAAAACGCATATACAGCAGAAGGTAGAGCAAAGAACCGTAAGTGGCTTACAGAGGCTGTTATTCCTAGTTTAGCTAAGAATGGTAGACTTATTATGGTTGGTACGGTAATATCTGAGGATTGCTTCTTATTCTGGGCTAAAGAGAGTCCAGCATGGAGAACTCTCTGGTATACTATCTGGGACGACAATGAGATACCAGTATGGCCAGAGATGTACACTCGTAAGGAGATTATAGCCTTACGAGACGATATGGCATCTGTAGGTAATCTGGCGGGGTTCTATCAGGAGTATATGAACCAACCGCAAGCTCCAGGAGATGCTCCGTTCAAACCAAAATACATGAAGATACATCACAAGAAATATAAGAAAATAGCTGGACAGAATTGTTTAGTTCAATTACAAGGTGAAGAAGAAGTGATTACGCCTGTCGAGTTGTATGCGGGCATAGACCCAGCATCCTCCCTCTCTCGGCATGCGGATTACTTTGTGATAGCAACAGTAGCCATGGATCACGGAGGAAATGTCTACATCGTGGACATAGAGAGATCCAGAACAAACCCAGCTGAACAACCACAACTAATAATAGATGCATTTAAGAAATACTCACCAAGAAGGATGAAGGTAGAGACAGTTGGCTATCAAGAGGCCTTACGGCAGCATACACGCAAACTAATGAGGGATGAGGGAATTTACATACCTGGACTAGAAAAGGGCGTTAAACCCCGTAATTCTAAGTCTGAGAGGTTATTGTCCCTCGTACCACTCTTTGCTCAAGGTAAGTTTTTCTTTAGACCACAAGATTTAGAACCGCAGAAAGAGTTCCTTTCATACCCAAAAGGAAAGCATGACGATGTAATGGATGCAGTGCACATGGCGTTGGATGGTGCAAGACCTTGTAGAAAAGAGAAATTGAACCCCAGCAAGAAAGATGATACAAATATTTTGAGCAAAGTCATCGATTGGATGACGGTATAGGAGTTTTAATTAATGGAAGAAGTCAAAAAGGACGTAGTACAAGAGACTCAGGATATATTCAAAACCTACTCACAAGCTCGTGAAACATGGGCACAACATGCACAGGAGGATAGGGAGTTTAAGTTAGGCAAACAATGGAGTGCTGAGCAAGAGAAAAAGTTAAAGTCGCGAGGGCAATCTCCAATTGTTGTCAACAGGATACATCCTGCTGTTGAAGCAGCGAAAGCACTGATAACATCAAATAGACCATCTTTTCGCGTATCCCCCAGAGAGGATAGTGATAATCAAGCTGCTCAGGCAATGAACGGGTTACTTGAATATGTATGGCAGATATCAGACGGAGAGACAAGATTAAGAACCGTTGTTGATGATTATTATGTAACTGGGATGGGGGCAATGCTCGTGTACCAAGACCCCATGGGGGACACAGGAAAGGGAGAGGTTAAGATTAGAGATATCGACCCACTAGATCTCTATATCGACCCAAATTCACGAGAAAGACAGTGTGATGATGCAGAGAATATAGTGGTTTCACGCCTGTTCACTAAAAACCAAGCGATAAAAATGGAACCCATGTACAGAGATGCCATTAAGACGGCTCAAGGCGATCAGGTGGGGGATAGACCTGAAACGAGTGCGTTTAATGATGGCGGTGTTATCTTTCCAGAAGATAGCGAAACAAAAACAACCATCACACTTGGAGATGGCGATGAGTATATTCGCGGATACGAACGATACCAAAAAATAATAGTTCACCGCTATCGTACATTTGAGAAGTTTTCTAAGATGGAAGAGGTTTTAGACGATGCGAAGTTTAGGGAGTATGTAAAGAAGCCAGCGTGGCTAATTCAGGGGCAAGTTGTTGTTGACCCCCAACGAGCACAAGCACAAATACAACAGTTGATGGAGCAATACCAAAATCAAGTAATGGCTTTCAAGCAACAGGTCACGGCGGTTGCACAAGCATCACAAGCGGTTGTTGATAGGTATCAAGGTTCAGGAGGGATGATGGCTGGACAAACACCTCAAATCCCCCAAGAACCCCAGAAACCTGAAATAAAACAAACAAACTATGCTCAGTTAATTGAAATGAATCAGATTGATGTAGTTTCCGTTCCTGTTTGGAGGGTCAGACAGGTTGTTATAATGGGTGACACGCTCTTATATGAACGCATTCTTCCTACAGAACATTACCCAATAGTTTTGTTTATGAACCTACACACAAGAACACCATACCCCGTATCTGATGTTCGTTTAGTAAAACACTTACAACAGTATATCAATAAGATTAGATCTCTTATAATTGCACACGCAACCACAAGTACTAATGTTAAGATACTCGTTCCAGAGGGTTCTGTGGACATGGCAGAATTTGAGCAAAAATGGGCACAACCGGGTGTAGCTATCCAATACGATCCCACTGATGGTGCACCAATGCCCGTTCAACCCATGCCAATGCCCAATGAACTCTATAAAAATGAGCAAGATGCCAAGAACGATATTGATCATGAGTTAGGACTATACGAAATGATGATGGGTAATTCGGGTGCTGCCCCCCAGACATACAAAGCTACTATTAGTTTAGATGAATTTGGTCAGAGAAAGATTAGGTCTAAACTCGGAGATATTGAATCAGGTCTTCGTAGACTAGGCGGGATTGTGATGTCGCTTGCACAGCAATTGTACACTTCGGAGAAGGTTTTTAGGGTGCTTCAACCCAACAATTCAATGTCGGAATATGTCGTCAATAAAAAGTTGTACGATGACAAGAGTGGGGTTTTGAAAATCATGAACAACATTAAGGCTGGAGATTATGACCTTATAGTTGTAGCTGGTTCTACTCTACCTACCAACAAATACGCACAATTAGAGTTGTATATGGATGCGTATAAGAATGGCATTATTGATAAGCAAGAAGTCCTCAAGAAGACTGAAATATTTGATATTGAGGGTGTTCTCAGGAGAACTGACATGATAGGACAACTGCAACAAAAAGTCCAGCAACAAGAAGAGCAAATTAAAAAATTAAGTGGCGACTTGCAAACAAGAGAGCGTGAAGTATATCATGCTAAGCAGAAAGCCGAGTTAGAAAAATTCAAGTCTGGTTTAGATTCAACCTCCAATAAGGCGAAAGCCGCTGGGGCAGTCTATGAAAGAAGACTTGCAGATAGCACAAGTGCAGTGCAAAAAGAAGTTGGTGAGCAAGAGACCTTAAAGAGGAGATTGGAAACAAGGGAACAAGCTCTCAACGAACAACAAAAAAAAATAAATCAGAGTACTTCCTAGCACAGGGACCTCTAAGGAGAACAAGTGAATCAATACGAAGAAACGGGGACAATGAATGACACACCACGGGATGTAAACCAAATTGGAGCATCATACGAGGACTCAGTAATTAATGACGTTTTTTCTGCGGAACCTGCGGCTTTTGGAAAGACTACATCACAAGAAACACAACCAGTGATGCCAGTAACCCCACAACCCACAGAGAAACCGAAAGAACCAAACACAAACGATGAGGTTAGGTATCAGTATTGGCAAAGTCAAGCTGACAAGGCACGTAATGAAAAGGAAGCTCTCCAGGATGAGTTGAATGCGATGAAAGCTCAATCTGAGCAGGTTCAGTATAATCAACAGGTGGAGCAACCGCAGGCTGAAGTCTTTCCAGACCCCCCAACAAGACCAAACCAACCTAGCTACTTTAACAGGGAAGAAGCATATTCAGACCCCGCAAGTGAAAGTGCTCGGTATGTAAATGACATGGAAGCATGGCGTAACGATATGACCGAATACAACACGATAAAATCGGACTATGTGATGGCTGTCCAAAAAGACTATATAGCTAATCAAGAAATGTTACGGCGTAATGCTGAAGAGGCTGATGCAAAACGAGCACAAATGAGAGCTGGTGTCAATAGTATGGTTGAGCAGGTTAAGGTGAAATATGGAGCTACCGATGAACAGGCTCGGGCGTTTATAACTAAAATGAGCAAACCAGAAGCAGTAACTGTGGATGGTTTATGGCGGTTATATAATGATGGGCAACACACACAGCTAGTAGCACAACCGAGTCAACAGTTCCAACAAACAATGAATACTCAGAGTATTCCAAGTCCTATGGGTGTAATGCCAGCTTCTACGAACCAAGTGGGAGCTAGGTCGGCCGAGGATATTATAATGGACTCTCTTATAGGTGACTATAAAGGGTCTAACCCATTTGGGTAAATAAAAACTAAGGAGACATAATATGTCGGATGTATACACAAATTCAACAGGAAACGCCCCTACTGGCGTAAGTATCAATGATACAAGACGGATATTTAATTTTGGAGAAAGAGTTGCAGAACTCGCTCCAGCACAATCACCATTCTTCGTTTACCTTTCTAAGGTAGCAAAGAAATCAACAGACGATCCAGTATTCAAATTCATGGAACGCAGACACCAGTGGCAAAGACGTAATTTTGAGGTTGAAACAGAGGTTATATTAACCGTGAACAATAAAGGTACAGCTTTGTTGGATACAGAGGGCGACGATATAGTTCTTGATTGTGGTTACAATAAGTACGGAAAAACTCAAGCTTTATCTGCTCCAAGATTTCTGTTACCAGGACAGGTAATTGCTATTGAAGATAGCGATGGTAATGTTCGCAGAATGAAAATTGATACTACCCCAGTGGTTGGTGGTACGGATGGCACTGATGGTATCACAACCATCGGCATAACTGGTGGTGCTGGCGTGTCTTTGGTTGGAACGTGGAAAGCAGACGAGACTGTTACTTTTGAAGAAGATGCAAAAGGTCAAGTGATTGGTTCAGCATGGGCTGAAGGTTCAACAGATCCAGATGGCTGGAAAGACGCAATCTCAACAAATGAAGGATACTGTCAAATCTTCAAGACTGCTATTAGTATGTTCTCGGGCACAGCTTTAGCTACACGCTATCGAGGAGTTGCTAACGAGTACAAACGCGTATGGCAAGAAAAATTAATGGAACACAAGATGGATATTGAACATGCGATGCTATTTGGTGTTGGGACAGCAAATGGAACTGATGACGCTGGGTCAGACAACATTCGTTACTCATGGGGTATCCTACCATATACTGAGCAGTTTGGTAATACATACGACTTTACTTACGCTGATTCTGGTTATGATGCTTTCCTCGACACAATGGAAAATTTCTTTGCACCAGAGACAGGTAACAGTGGTAGTAAGTTAGTTCTTGCTTCTCGCAAAGTTATCACATTCTTAAACAAGTTGGGTACTAATGGTTTCTTGGATAACACAGTTGGTGCTGAACGGTACCGCCTTGATGTTACTAATATTCCAGGCAGTTTTGGTCATAATGTGACTAAGATTAATACTATCTATGGTGACTTGCACTTTGTAGCTGAACCACTCCTTCGCGGATTGTGGGAAGATTATGCAATTGCAATTGACCTTAAGAATGTAGCTTATCGCCCATTGATTGGTAATGGTGTCTCTCGTGATACGCATATTATCACCAATGTTCAGAACAATAATGTCGATGGTCGTAAAGACATCATCATGACAGAAGCTGGCTTAGAGATTAGCTTACCAGAAACTCACGCTATTCTCAAGTTTAGTTAACACAAACTAAATGATATGGGGCTTCGGCCCCCGTACATTCACAAGGAGAATGAATGACGGTTAGAGAATATATTGAAGCTTATGTGGGTGAGATTGGTGCTATCTATACCATAGCCGACAGATTATTACCCACTTCCATTGTCACTGTGATTGATCGTCTAATAGCGATGAAACCCGCTATGGTTAATGAATTTAGTGAGCACACCTTTTCACTGGTTAGCCCGATAAATGTCACAAAACATGTATCTACAATCACAACACAGACTGGCGTTAGGTCAATAGAAATAAAGCCAACTCAATACAGACAAGTACTCGACAGAGAATCAATTCACTATGCAACAAAAAATTCACCTAAACACTTTATTAGAAATAATGAATTATATATATATCCAAGAGGGGTTGGTGTTCAGTATTCAGATGTGTGTTATCCAACATTAACAACAGCAACTGAGGAGCCTGAGTCATCAATAAAAAGAGAGTACTTAACACCAATACTACTTCACACAGCATACAGCTTAACCCCAGAGATCTCAAGAAGATTGTTTAGTGAGATATCTGTGGAGTCGCTTGAATCACTTAGTCTTGATTTATTCGACCCAGATAGTCCATATTTTGTTGAGTGGCCTACGGAAGTTACATTGCCATCAGCAGAAGATTTTTTTACGTATAACGGAGATAGTTTTGCCAGTATTGGTTTTGATGTAACAGCAGACCTTGCAACTTTAAAAGAATATGTGGAGACAGACGAAGATGTTGAAATGGTACAAGCAAAAATACAGGAAATCACTACTAAGATTGGAGCAACGACTCAGAAGCTTCAAACCGAAATGACCAAATATATGGCTCGTGTTCAGGAATTTGGTGCAGCTAATCAAGAGTTTCAAAGTGCACTAGGAAAATATACAACCCTAATACAAGCTAAAACTGGGCAGTTTGCTCAGGTTACACAAAAAGTGGTACAGGAGATTACCATGCAATTGCAGGTAGCCCAACTAAAGTATGGACAGATTCAAGCTACGGCTCAAATGTTAAAGTCAGAATACAATGAAAGCTTTGCACCTTATGCAACAGGAGAGAAGCAATGACAATAAAAACCCTAATAGAGTTTACTCAACAGCACTTTCCTGATATGGGAGAGGCTGAAATTATAAAGCTCTTAAACAGAGCACAGAACGGTTTGGCTGTAAGCAGTGGGTTATTATCCGATAAAATAGTTGTTTATCTCAAAAAAGATGACCCATACTATTCCCTCGATGATAACATCATTAGCATTACTAGCGTTAATTTTAAAAATAATTTAGTGCCTCGTTTAATAACGACAAGTGTAGATGGCATCAACTTTTTCCCAGACCAATGGGATGACCTTATTACGGGTGATGTGTCTAGTTGGGAAGTTGTTGATATAGGCGAAACAGAATAGGAGAAAAGATGGCAAGAATTAAAATAAGTGAACTCGACAAGATAAGTAATGGCAGAGATTATAAACCAACTGCTGGTAACGAGTTTATGGTGATCGATAACGAAAGCACAGCTATAACCAGATCAATGGATGTGACTGAGTTTGAAGAGTGGATATTGCGTCCAGGTGAGGGTAACGAAAAAGAAACAAAAAATTTAATCATTGATGCAGAAACAAACGATATATCTAATTTAGATGTGGATGATTTTGCATCTGGTATTTTAGACACAAATTTAAGTGAAGTGGCTGCTGCGCATACAACCATTGCTTCAGCAAAAGCAATTAAAGACTATGTTGACGCTGAGGTCGATAAATACGACACACTGGAAGAAATGGACGATGTAACAATAACAACAGTGGCATCAGGGCAGATGCTTATTCACGATAGTTCAGGTTGGGTTAACGAACCAATTACGGGGGATGTTACTATAAATGCTTCTGGCGTAACTAGGATATCAAATGATGTTATAGGTTCAGCTGAACTCGGAGTTACTCCAGGCGAAGCAACAGTGAGTAAGGCTTTGGTTGTTGATGCAAATGGAGATATTGATTTAAATGATGGGGGTATTGTTGCAGAAAACCTATCTGCCAATGGCAGTCTTGCGGCAAATGGAACATTGGCGGTTGGAGGTTTATCGAGCCTACTTGGCGGCGTATCAACAACATATATGCAATCAACAGCGAGTTCAGGTAAAACACACCTTACAAGCACGTACAATGCTGCTGAGGCGATTAAGATTCACGCTGACGCAGGGTCATCTCAAACAATAGAGATAGTGAATGATGAGGGAATAGGTTCCGATGCGATTGATATTGTGTCTAGCGCAGGAGGGGTTGGGATTAAAGCAGCAAAATCGATTGCCACAGATTCAGCTGGCTTCAATGTTACCTCGAGCAAGGGTTTTGCGGTAGATGTAACAGAAAGCTACGACCTTAACGCAGAAGCAAGCATTAGCTTAAACTCATCACAAAACGCTGCTGATGCCATCAAGATAGAGGCATCAGGAACAACTGGCGGTATCGACATAAATGCGGGCACTGAGGGCATAGCGGTTGATACAACTGGAACTATCTCGTTAGGAACTACCTACAACTCAGACAAAGCAATTGACATTACAACTAACGGTGGGAGCGGTGAAAAAATTCTCGTAAAAAACACACAAGGGGTAGACGACGATGCCATAAAATTGTATTCGTATGTTGGTGGAATAAAATTAGATGCAAAAAAAGCAGTAGATATTGAGTCGAGTGCTGAGGACATAATTATAGGCAGTTCTCTCGCAGCAGACAAGAAGGTTTATCTGGGAAAAAGTGGCGAGGATGTGGAGGTTGCGGGCGATTTGGTCGTAAAAGGAACCTTTACCCATAGTGGCGAAAACGAGTTTACTGACAATATATCCGTAACCCAAGATGACCCTATCCTTGAATTATACAACGATACAGATGAAAACGAGAATGGTGGTAGAAATTCAACTATTGTATTCTCTGGAGACAATAGTTCATCTGAAAAACACACATTAGCAAAAATAGAGGCATCTCACTGGGATGACGAAACCACCGGTGATTCTTACGAGGGACAAATAAAGTTTTACACAAACGACGGGGACGATGTTGACCCTGGATTAGCCATGACGATTACTAAAGATCAAGGGCTTACTGTACAAAACGAAATAAGCGCAACACAGTTTACGGGTAATGTAGTGGCAGATCAACTAAAAGGTGTATGGCATACAGGGATCGTTGTAGACGAGGAATTAACTATATCAGGTACATTAGTAAAGCTTACTGGGGATGAAGGAAGCTTAGTAACGCTTAGTGGTGGGAATGATGGTATGATTTTAATCCTAAAGAAACATGCTGATGGGACTGACATAACAGTAGTAAACACAGACAACATTAAGGTTGCTTCAGATTTCATAATGGGCACAGCTGGAGAAACATTAACATTGGTAAAAGAGGGAACAAACTGGTGGGAAATAGCTAGAGTGAGTATATAATGGCTACGGATAAAGTATGGTGGGTAAAAGAAAACAACTTTGGCTTTGCATCACTTAACCAAGATACTGGTGAGTTTACAGCTCCAACCGAAGATGGTTTCTGTCATCTATATTGCAAAGTTAAACCAAGACAATTTAAGGTTGGTATCTCTCAAGATATAGAAATGGAGTTTGACCCAACACTACACGATTTAATTCTATGGAAAGTATTGCAAATGGCATACGAAAGAACAGCTGCTGGCTTAAACCAAGCTCAATACTTTGGAATGAAATACGACATGGGTTTGAAGGAAGCGAAGAAGCAGGGTAAGAGCAATAAATATACGGGTGCTAGATTCATAGTCCCACAGGACTTTTAATATGGCCAACCTACAGAATAAAAGCGATTATCAGCGTATTAATCTAATGGCTGGTGAGAACGCAAACGAATATATGAACCTACGCAACGCATTGAATAATTATCTCGGGGAAGACTTGAACAAGTACGAACCGAGAGAGGCTTTGGGGATAGTATGCGGTGATGATGATTGGAACAGCAAGACGGCTTCCGAGATAGTTTGTGATTATATCGGGGTAAGTAGAACCAAGTACACTTTGAAAGAAGCTTTGAATTTTATAGAGAACTTCTTCTCCAACACACACTACACAAGCTATGATGGTGTTGGTGATTATGCAATACTCAATGAGGCAATCAGTGTTGGTAATGGCAGTGATGGCTCGTTTACCCTTTGGTTTTATATGAATGAAACAACGGGGTATATTCTCAATGGAGATAGTGCCTACACCTCAAAATTCAGGTTTTATGCGGCTCAAAAAATGAGGTTGGATCCAAAAAATGGTGCATCATTATATACCGACAACGGGATACTTCCTGCGGTACCGGGGAACTGGTATCATTTTGCTTTCGTGAAAGCAGGCGACTATATGGAAATATATCTAAACGCCGTGCTTCATGACCAAATAGAAGATATTGATGCGTATTTTGTTTTACAGAACATTGCTCGTCGTCAAAATAATACAAGCTTTTTTAGTGGAAAAGTCGATGAATTCCATGTTTTCAATAAAGCACTTTCATTAGCAGAAATTACAACACTTTTTGGGGATGGTACTCCGCAAGGCTGTGGTGACGCAAAGGGTATTAGTGGTCTCATTAATTCATATCCAATGGAAGGCAACGGTTACGATGAGGCCGTAAGTGATAATCCATTTGGTGATGAGTTATACGATGCAGATGCATCCACATTTGAGGTGGGGACATATCATTGGGGAACCTATGGGAATAATGTGTTGGAGAATGAAAATAAGACATTAAAGGCAACCTATGTGGATAGCCCGAGCATGATGTATGAGCATTTCAAAGACCAAAATGATTTAATTAGCGACCTAACTGTCGGCAAAATGTATAAGTGTGAGATAGACATTAAAGTAACAAATGGAGCAAGCTGTTCCTTGCGTATTCACAATGGCAGCAGTTATGCTTGCAATGAAACAATAACATCGGATGTGTTTACTAGAAAAACTATGCATTTTGTTGCAACTGATTCCGACAATTGCTTTATTATTGTATGGGATTTTGACGGTGATGGTAGTGTGTGGATAGATAATATTTCGCTAAAAGAAGTAAACGGAAACCCATTAACAACCTACGCAGATGCTCATTACGAGGCACACTAACATGAATTATGTGATAATCCCAAAAATATTAGTAACTGAAGAGATGATGAATGATTGCCATGCGACACTTCGTGGCGATTTTTATAATTCAGAAAATCTCGTAACCAGCAGTCTTGGTAATGTAATTCTAAAGTGGAGAGGCGATAAACCCGAAAGCCTCAGCGAATACACCAGAATAGAAGACGTTAAAAACGAGCTCCTGAAGCCAGAATGGACTCCAGATGAAGAATAACACTAAAATAAAAAGAGATGCTCCGTATGGCGATATTTGGGGCACTGAAAGGGAAACAGTATGTTAGATTACACAGTGGAAACAAAAGACAAGATAGATGACATGCATAAAGCTATCATAGGGAATGGAAATCCTAAGCTGGGTTTCATACACAGAATTGCTACACTCGAAGCAACACTCATTATACACAGTTGGATATTGGGTATCCTTACTGTTGGTATTGTGGGTGGAGCAATAAAATTATTCTTATAGGAGGGATAATGGCTATTTTAAAGGTAATCTTGGGGTTACTCCCAAAGAAGTTAATTAAGAACTTGATAATCAAGTTGTTAGCTGACTGGGCAAAGACAACAGACAACACGCTCGATGATGAAGCTGTAAATGTTGTAGACGAAATCTTAACAAAGGCATTGGAATTAATCTAATGTCCCTTTGGTGTACCAACGCTAAGTGCTCCGATAAGGGGCACTGTAAGCGTTTTATTGCTAAAACCAGAGACACTCACATCGTGACTAAACCAAAAGGTGATGAGTGTCCATATTATATTAAAAAGAGGAAGAAGAATGCCTAAGCAGATATATACAATAAAGACATTTCACGGCATGGTCACAAATGAAGACCTTGAGGACTTACCAGATACAACAGCATACTTATGTGAAAATGTAGACCCCTTTGTGGTTACTAAGGTGCAAGGTGCGAGAAGACACCTACCAATGGATCCAGATGGGATTGAGGATGAAAATAACGACATCATTATAATCTTGCCAGATCCACCAGCGGAGGCATAATGCCAGAAGAATTAAAGAAACCAGATACGGCCTTGTATGATTTTAGGATAACGTGGCTAGATAAACACAATAAACGACAAGTTAAGTTTGTAGCCACACAGGGATATGACGATTTGTTTGAGTCGTTCTCTGAGCAATTTAACTGTGTTAAGACAGCTGCTGGCAATGGCATCGTTATACGCCTTCCCCAATACTCATCAAACCTAAAAATAACACACGAACTACCTATAATGGAAGATGAGGCTGAAAAATGGGATGGAGACCTACCTAACGACTTCATGCATCCTCCCTGTATTCTTACTGGTGGTAATTATTTAATAACAGAAGACGACAGTACTGAGGTTATAGATAGAACAAGTAACCCCAACAAAACACACACAACGAGAGACTCCATCGTAGATAAATCTATTTATGGTGTAAATGTGTTTAATGTCTCGAAAGATGCAGTCCTCACGGATAATAACAATACAATAGTAAGGAGGCTGTAGTGGATAGAGATATAAGTGTTGCTATAGATTGTGATTCCACGAGCGTGGAGTCGAACTTAGGTCGCGGATTAGTGCGATTTACATTTACAAATGGGGATACAACAGCCTACGATTCATACTCATACACGACGAGTGATGTGGATCAGGTTTTTGGGAAGATGAAGTTTGACACAGGCAATCCCTTTGTTTACCCCACGAAGGTAGACAATGAAGACGGGACATACACATGGACTTGGTGGATTAATCCTGATGCACAATGGCATGATGAAGACTGGCAACCAAATCCAGGGCAGTGGTATACAGGGGAACCTGGCTGGGAACCTGGTAGTGGCGGTGGTAGTGGCGGTGACGCACCACCACCAGATGACGAAGAAGATGATGAGGAAGAACCCGCTCCCCCAGAAGACGATTATTCTACTATAACCTTATACCTTGGAAACAATAATGCATGTAGTACTATTGAGCTTTTTGGTGAAAATGTTAATCAAAAAAATAGTTCTTATTTGGGTTGGGATACTGGATGGTATGAGTTTTGGCAGAATACTGCAAACCTCCGCAATGAAGGTAATGCGGAACTTGTTTTATTTTATGGACTTGACTTAAATTACAGAAGTCCAAGTATATACGAGATACAAAATGTAGACCCAGGTTTTGTTCAGACCGAGGTCTTGGATGTAAACTTCCCTCTATCCGTGTTAACGGCTAGCGAGACAATGGACATGTATCTCAGTCAAATCCCATTGGGTATTATATTAAATGATACTGGTGATGCTTTCTATAACGAAGACACAAGGGTTGTGGGTATTATGTCTAAACTTAACTTACCTATTTACGCACCCGTAATAAATCCAACAGTATCCTACAACAATGCCGTGGGTGTATTAGATTTTATAGATCTCCCATTGTCATTAGGAAGTGTACCTTTTGCTGTGCGAGAGACATTCTTAACTATGTATTTCTCGGACAGAATTGAAATGAACATAACGCAACCATCAGGTAATGTGATTAAGTTCTTTTCAGATTATGCCCAAAACTACACATTTACAAACAACACACACAATAATGTGGAAACTGAACGCAAGCCATGGAGTATGTATTACCGTGATACAGTTCCCGTATTTTTTGGTGGAAACTTTTATAAATCATTCTTCCTACCACAGCTTACAAGCTCTAATGATGTAACAATTCAACTCCTTATAGATGTCAATGGTGTAAATTACACGGCATATAATGTAACAGCAAGAGAGGACATACATAATGGTGTACGAATAGCTGCTGTTCAAGAGTATGACTATGAACCTAACTATGCTGATGGAAATGATTTCTCATTCAGTCTTGTAGACAGTAAGTATTGCCCTACGGTTAGAATGCATGACTTATCAGGACTCTGGACACAGACAGAAAGATTACCTAATGTTGTTTTGAATAAGGTGCAGTACGGTATTGATTGGTATTATGATGATGCGTGGCGTGAAGATGGAACTGTATATAACGAATTTAATATAATGGAAGATAGTCCAAGGGCAGCAATAGGAAACATCGAAGAAAGATGGAATCCAGACCCAGTCAGCTTTTATGGAAGTTTGTCGCAGTGGCCAAATAGTCTTGATGATCATAACGCACAACCAATTCCACCTAGTTATAGACGCGTATACACTACTCTTGAGAACAAAAATTACCTTTGGCGTAATTGCTCAAACATATTAGCTAACCCTCGAAAAGGTTTTCTAATAACAAATACACTTAATCAGTCAAAGGATGATATGGCGGCTGAGTCACGCCCATATGAATACAAGTTCAGATATAGACTTAGATATAAATATTGTTTTATCCACAACGGAGATTCAATCACAACGCAAGAAAGCTTATACAGCGCTAACAAGGAACCTGTGACACTACAAAGAAGCTTTATGCCCAAGGTAGCAAAAACACTCAATGTATTGAAATACGATTGGTGGACTGGGGTTAAGGATTATGTTGTCAATGGAGTTAAGCCTCTTTGGTTGAAGTTAATTAAGGGTCGTGGATATACCGAGAACGGCGCAACTGTTGTTAATCTCGACATAAAGGAAGAGATTAATGGACCATCATCGGTGGTTTCATGCAGGGGGGTTGATGCTGATGCTCCCATAACTATTCAAAATAACTCTGCGTTTGTTGGCGGAGGTAAGCCTTATTGGATAGGAAGAGGACGGGATAAGAGTATTACTGCCCAGCCTGAAGGTTTAAAATCCCCAGAGTATACAGCAATAGCTGGGTTCACGGACTACGTAGTCTTTACAAAAGACACACCTGATGAGATTACCATCTTTGGAATTAAAACTGGTGTATCTTTTCTATATAAGATAGACACCACCCTCTCTTCATTTGCACCAGAGGATATTGAAATAGAGACACTTACCGATAACACTCGTGTTGTGTTAGGTATAAACGATACAGCAACACAGGGATTTGCTTTTGAGAAAATAGAGTTAGCATTCACACCCTCCTTCATAGAAAGGACAGATGATAAGATATTTCTAATGGATGAACATGCTACTCAGAATAGTCCAGGCTCACTATATCACTTTGATAGAGATGGGGTTATTCAGGGTGTGATTGGTTTGGTTTTTGAACATCCCGTAGGGTTAGCTAGCTTTGATATTGGTGATTTCAAGATATTCAATAATGGCATTCTTTCTAGTGATAGCCACGAGACTAGGTATGACTTATACATACTCCTATCACCCGAAAACTACAACAATCAAGATTCATGGTTTAGTCCTGAATCTAGTTTCGACCTAAGGAATCAATTCTTATTCAGAGTTGAAGATATTGAAAATAACCTTGACGATGTAATTTTAACCATGAAGACAAAAACACCCGTTATGTTTATGGAAAGTTGGAGTGAGTCTCTTTGGGGATGGACAAGAAGTAAAGGTCAATTAAAATGCCTTAAGAGAGGAAAACCTAGACGCTCATCATCTAAGGGATCGATGCGGAGTGAACCTGATGCTGGTGAGGAGTATGGCGAAGTTACTGATCGTATTTCAACTGTAGCTAACAGGCCCAGGGGATCAACGTGGGCGTGGTTCATAAGCATAGCATTAAGCACAGCGGCGTTAGCTACTATGGCTGTTGCTGGGTGGCTTGCACTTGGACTTGGTATTTTCTCGCACATGTCCCTAATGACCTTTATAAGTTTTGGGTTTATGGGGCCAGTCGCTTGGGCGGTATTAGCTCTCGCATTGTTATTGTTTGGAGCATGGGCTTTCTTTGCTAAAATTTGCGTTCCAGAGGGTGATTACGTAAACTATAGAGATAGTGATGGGTTTAGCTCCAATACAAAATACTACCCCGTAAAACGTAGTTTATCTCTCCAAAGCACACGCATCCGTAATAGCAGTGATGCCACAAACTATACAGAGGTAACTTCTGTTTCGTTTGTTGTTGAATTTGGTGATAATGCTAAAACCTACGGAATGTTGACTGGGCGTTTTAGTGCTTGTGTAAAGTGTGGGCATACTAGGAAAGAATTAGTATATCCATCAGCAAACCACGATATTAAGAATCAAGCCTACCTATATACGGTAGTAGCTGATAATCATAATTGGAATGTTCAAACAGTGGCGATGACGCTAGATTCACTTTACGGTCCAGCTGTTGAAGACGGATATAATTACAAGCCTACAAGTGGGCGCGCTTGGATGACTACGAGTGGTAGCGAGGATGACAATTACTTCCGTGGTGGAGATAGAGATAAACCGTGGAATATACCATCGAAAGTTCCCAATTCTCAGTCAATGGTTATGCTTGGTGAATGGGGTGGCTTAAATCAGCAGTATGAGAGAATTGGTAATAGTATTTATGTTCTCGATAGTACTTTATCAGAAACGCCATCTCTTAAGCGATTGAGACTACAGACAGAATATACAGATACGAATATAGAAAGTGATGGTACCTCCACTACAATTACAAAATACACACTAGATGACGGTTTCCTAACTAACGGAACGTACGTTGTGTATAATGGAGAGGAGGATACTGATTGGTGGGATTCGGAAAACGGTAAACTAAACCTAACACCAACATCATCACTAAATAATCATACGTGGAGAACTGTTTTGAGTGACGAAGAAGATGTTGAGTTAACTATTGAAGTTGACGACGTATCGTATAAAAGTAACTTACTAGACAACTATCGCTCTGTCAAGATGAGAGCTGTTGAGGTTGATGGAGTTACTAAGTTGTGGTTTTTCTCAACAAACAACGTAATAGCGGTGCTTGTTGTAGATGATGACGTTATTGAGAAGTGGGGTTTAAACGCCGTCAGTGATATAAAGATGGGTGGTATAGGTGCGTTAGGTACAGAAGGAGCCCCAATAACACAATTCATATTAGCCCCTGAAGATGAGCAGGTTGTACAGTTTAGACTAGGCTTCCTTTACGATGACTACCAGGACGCACCCCTCGCATCGACCATAATAGGTGGAAACGCGGAAGCTTTTCTGGGTCCAGGTAATGCTGAAAAGCACCTAATAAGGATAATGCTAGAGGTGGAGATTGACCAGATACCACCGAGGGCTACAAAGTTAATGCTTTATGGAAGAAAAGGATATGAAGATTCATTAGGGTATTTCAGATTAATAAAATCTATCGATATTAGATCTTGGCAACCTGAGACTGGTGGGAAGATTATAGAAGTGATTAAACCATCTTCATTCAATGGAGCATCTTTTGAATCTATAGCTGGATATTCATCCACGTTAGATAGTGTAGATGTTCAATATAAACTAGCGACAGAGCTAAATGGTGAGTTGTTTGTTGGTGGCGTAATGTCAGCTGGAAGTGACAGTAAACTTGATTTAGCGAAACACATTATAAAGTCAGAGCCGGGGAAATACAGTGTCTTTAATTGGCCAGAAAAGTATGGTACGATTAATGAGGTCCCAACAGCAATGGCATCCTTTGCGAACAGAGTGTTTGTATTTAGTCCATCGTCAATGTACGTTTTGAATCCAGAAGGTATATATGTAGAGCAGAAGGATGACACCATGGGGGCTTATTCACAAGACATGGTACTCTCTACCGATGCTGGGTTGTTTTATGGCAACAGGAAGGGTTTTTGGTGGCATAACGGGCAACAGGCTAAGATGATCTCAACACCGATCTATGACTCTAAGTCGGGTTATCCTGCATACAGTAAGATTGACTGGGATCAACCAGTATTGTTATTTCATTTCCCACAGTACAATATCATTGGAATTGCACACACATCAACAGGGTCACTTTACAACACCGATTCTGCAAATCCGTACGGTATGTTTTTGTTCTCACTTGAGAGAAATACATGGATGTATGACTCACAGTTCACTGGTAATCCGGTAGGTAAATACGAGGACTATAAGGGTGATGTGTATATTTGCACAAAAGAGAATTGGTTTAAGTTGTTTGGAGATGACGAGAGATCCCCATGGCATATTGTTACTAAGGAGATTAACCTCGGAGATCCTCAGCAAGATGTTAAGGTGTATGGCATTAATCTATCTGGGTACTCAAGCGACTATAAGATTAGTGGCGCTAACGATATAGATAATATATTCTTGCCTTTTGCAGAAACAACAGCGGGCTTCTATGTTCCACCGGGTTCTCCAACTAATGCTATAAAAAACTATGTACTTAGTATCTCTGGTGATGAGGAATTAAATAGTATTGGAATAAGATACAGAGGAGTAAAGACAAAATGAGAAAGTTACATTTGCAAGCATTCAGAGTGACAGATACCACAGACACCAACAAGGCATTGAGTAGTGCTGTGAAGCGTATCTATGATGATATTAACAAAATAGCACACGACCTCAATGAATCCTATGTTGATCCCAAGAAAGACCATCAGGGGTATGAAGGGCAAGTGAGGGTTATTGAAAAGAACGGGAAACAAATAATTCAATTTAAAAAAAAGAAAGGTTGGACTAATGTCACAGTACCAACTGAAGGAGGAGAGTAATGGGATTTTTCGGACCAGACCCAAATGACATCTATAAGACTGCGATGAATTTCGATCAAGTTAATACCGATTTTCAGAAGCAAATTGGACAGCAAATGTTTAATCCAAACAGTGCTTATAACCAGCGTCAATTGGGAGGTATTCAGCAACAAGGAATGGACCAGATAAACAACAACTGGAACATGTCAAACAAACTTGCTGCAATGGGAAGAGGATTGGGTGCTCAGCAACGAGGGAATGCTTTTGCGTCACAGACAGGAGAAAGTATGTTTAAAGGTTTTAATGGTGCTTTGGGGCAAAATGCACAAATGGGCATGGGGCTACTTGGACAAGGACTCCAGGGAGACTCATCAAACATGCAAATGCAACAAGCTGCTGCAATGGCACAGGCAAACACGATGAATCAAAACAGTGCAAACCGAATGGGCTTTATAAATAGTGCAATGGGTTTAGCAGGACAGTTCATGCCTGTCCTAGGGATTTAGGATGCCAGCAACATTTCAACCAATGCAAACCAATTGGAACTTTGGGCAAAACATAGCACAATCCATGAACCAAAGAAGAGCATTAGCCCTCCAGGACAAGCAACACGCTGAGGCTTTAGCTGCAAAAAGGGAACGAGAAGGTGTGTTGGATGCAAGATATGAGAAATCATTGAATCGTCAAAACATGAAAGAGGGAATGGCGGGGTACGCTAGAGATTATATCCACAGTCAAATGTCTGATTTAGAGTTACCAGACAATCTAAATCTTGAAGATTTATCAAACTCAGAATTGTTTAATTTCCTACAACGAGATAAGTCTGATTTACGAAAAGGTGCTATTGATTCTTATATGGATGAATCAAACCTTTCACCGGCTGACAGAAAAGCTTACTACGGTATGTTGAACACACAGGTTAATGACCAACTATTAATGGATGTTATGGCGGAACAGGGAAATAAATTTCTTGACCCAATCGCCAATGCGTTCCAAACTAGACACGGCGATGACTTTGACCAAGGCGATATTCAAGAAGCGTTCAAAAGGATGGAGCCATCGCAAGTTAGAGCTTTGCAAAATATGACATCAAACGATATTCACGATGAGGGTACATGGAGTTCATACTTACCTGAGGAATATAATATCCCAGGAGCAAAAGACCTCTATTATGAGGGATTAGAAAAAGGTGGCTGGGGTGATGCACTGCAAGCATGGACAAATAAGATTCAGTTTAACGCAAACAACTTATTTAAAGGGGTAAGCGACAAGGAGCAAAATTGGAAAGAGTTTGGAGAAAGTGGGCAAGAAAAATATGATGATTTTGATATGTATGGCGAAAAAGGCAGTCTTATGGATAAATGGGGAAGACCATTATTGAGTTTTTAAAAAGGAGATTAAATGTATAATATTTATGGTGAAGCACTAAAACAACCGCGGGAGCAATTAATGAATCCGCAAGCTTTACAGATGCAGATTGCATCAAACAAGATGAAAATGACCCAAGATAGTGCAAGGAAACTTGTTCGTAAGTACAACGAAAGACCAAAGAGTTTAAGTGGTGAAGAGGTTGTACGGGCAATGGAAGCCGCCCAGATGTATGGGTGGAATGTTAGTCGTGGTAGAAAGAAAGATAAAACTGGCGTTGACGATGCTTTGTTTGGTCTTATTGGCGGTGCTGTAGACGGAGCATTGCTGGGGCTTGTACCCGATAAGTGGTACAGTAACAGAAGAAATAAAGGATGGGGTAAGGCTGGTAGGCTTGGTGGAGTAGCAGCATCATTAGCTATACCTGGTGCTGGATTCCTACAAGGAGCAAAAGCTTCTACTAAGCTCGGCAAAGCTGGCTTGTGGGCAGCGAGAAACATGACAACAGCTGGCATGGGTGCTCAAGCAAAAAGAATGATTGGTGCTGGTACATTGGCGGCAAGGTCAGCAATGGCAGGGCAACAAGGTGCAGCTGGAAGTGTAAAGCGAGTTGCACAATTAAGGCGGTTGGCTAAAGGAGCTGGCGGATTTAAGCCAGCATGGCAACAAGCTGCATTCGCAGGAATGAAAGATGCTCCAATAGGTAGTGGGCTTATGAATCTTAATGGATTAGGTGTTAAGGGATTAGAAACAACCAAAGCTATGGAAAAGATTGCACAAGCAAAAGCCTTGTTAATGAAATATGGTGCTGGGGCTGGCGTTGCTGGTGCTGGTATATATGCACTGGGTCATCAAGGAAAAGATAATAGTTATGACCCTTATGAAGAAATGATGGCAACGCAAATGCCACAAATGCCACAAATGCCAGGGATGTAGAATGTCAAGAATACAAGGGGTGCCAACAAATTTTGATTTAACAGGAATAGGTGCTTTTAATGTAGAGACTGATGGGGAGCGTGGCTATAACCACCTCAACAGACAGGGAGATATGTTTCGTGCACAAGCTGATCCAGATATACAAACTGGCGGCGGAAGCAATGTTTCACCACATCAAGTTACGGCAAGTCAGTTTGAGGATATAAGAGGAGTGTCAAATACGCCCGAATTCATGCAATATACACCAATGGAAAACGCACTCCCCGCACAACAAGGTCCAGGTTTTTTTGGTAGAATGTATAACACAATCGATAAGGGGTTGGGTGGAATCTTACCAGGTGGTCAAGATTTCAATGAAGGCTACCTAAAAAAAGGATATGACGCAATTGGTGGATACGAAGGGATAGATAAGACCGTAGGTGGCGTTTTACCAGGTGGTCAACCAGTTGGAGAGGGATACATGAGCAAGGGTTATAATGCTATTGACCAAACCATGGGCGGTTATTTGCCAGGTGGTGTGGAACGAGGCGGTGCACCTGTACAAACTCAACTACAAGCAGCACCTTCTCAACAACACCCATATAGTCAAAGTGGATGGGGGAGTGATAAAACCGATGCTCAAATCAGAGAAATGCAAAGACGGATTGGGACTAAGGTGGATGGTATGTGGGGTCCAAAGTCAGAAGCTTCCCTGAGTGCTTTTCAAAACAATGAGCGAATGGCACAAAGATCAGATTTAGCAGACAGGGATAATCCAATGACACGCAGAGGTTTTCGTGTGTCGGGTGGCGATGCCCTACCTACGATGATGTAGATTCTCTCAACAAAGGAAAATATATGTGGGTGGGGGATCACGAGAGTGACCCCCATACACAACCAAAGGAGTTTTATGTACACACCTCAATCAAACATAGCATACACACCACAAGAAACAAAGCAATATATTCGCTTTTATAGAAAAAACCCGAGAGCTTTTTCACATGACCAAGTTAGGTCGTTAAAACAACACGCACAACACTACAACATCTCTGTAGATGAGGACGAGTTAGATAATACCTTCAGTCCGCTTCGTGCCATTAGAAGTGCTGGAGAAGGGTTTCTCTCGGGCTTTACTACAATTAACATAGGCGATCAACCCAAGAATCAATATGAAGGTATTGCAAGGTCAATAGGACAGTTGGCTGGTTTCGTGGGGTACTTACCATCTAAACCCATTTCTGCAGCAAGCAAATTAATGGGTGGTGTGGGTTGGATGGATAGAACAGCTGGTGTTTTAAAAGCCGCAAAAGGTTCGTCTATCCCTATGTATGGTGCTGGTCAGGCTGAAGCGCTTGCGGGTATTGCTGCGAAAAAACTCCTTGTGAAAGGAACAGCGAGCAAGGTTAATGCGGTAAAGTCGGTGTCCAGTTTCTTGTCAAAAGAAATCCCCACCGATATGCTAAAGGGTGCTTTTCACATGGGAACTGCATCAGCTATTAGTTCGTGGCAGGGTGGCGTTAAGGAAATGGCAAATGCTTTTGGGCATGGAGCCGTTACGGGTACTGTCTTTAGAGGTGTTGGTAATGTGGAATCAGGATTGGGTGAAACTATTGACCGTGGCCTACGAATGACGGCTATGTCACTACACTCAGGCTTACCATCAACAATGCACGGAGCTACGACAGAGGAGCAGGTGTATGAGTATCTACTAGGGGCTTACTTTGGATACAAAGAAGGTCCAGCTTATAAGCGTAATGCTGGTAGATATGTAAATGATTTAATAAAAGCAGGTAAAGACGCATCAACTGCTGGGACTGGAGTTGGTTTTGACCAACTATCTACTAAGGCAAAGGCGGAAGTCCCTTTGATAGTAAACAAGATTTTCGGACTCACTGACCGTCGTAATTCTATGATAGAGCAGATAGCAGGTAAGTTTAAAATACCACTCATCAGGGCGGAAGAAGTCTACAATGAGTATCGTGCTGTTGCTGAGATGAAGCATGAGGTTATGCAGAAGACAGGGGATGAGGTGGTTGCTGAGGGGATTGCAGCACGACTCAAAAAGGGTGAGAAGAACCTTATTCCTAATCTTACAGAACTTCAGGCATACAACGATGTTGAGGGTATAGAAAATCTAACGAGTGGTGTTGATAGGTATGTAAAGCAACACACGAAATACTGGTCAGCTAACCCCGAAGCAACAGCTGGTGAGTTAAGACAGAGGGCATTGGATGTCGGTATAAAACTCCAACACACATACGAGAAAGTTGTTGATGAACAAAAGAAAAATGGGAGAATAGTAAAATATTCAACCGACGGTAAAGCTAAACCAGAAGATGTTGGTTATACATCATTATCTGATTATGTTTCAGATTTCTTGGTAGACCAATACGGAGAAGAACCCTTTAAGCCTGATTCAGATAAAGGTAAAATATGGACACAAAAAGGAATCTATGCTAATGGTAAACACAATAAGCGTATGATTAATATGTTTGTCGGCTACGGTCGACGTGGACCAGAAGGAGACTTTTCCAACAGTATAGAAGGCACAGAATTTGAAATCGGTGACGGTAGTCGTATGTTCAACAAGCTTGGTAATCAAATAGGAGTTACATCACCCCCTGAATTCATGGATGAGATTTTTAATACTGCAGAAAAAAGATGGATGGAAAATGGTGGAGGTTACGAGAAGGGAGACAAAAGACCGCAGGGGACTGTTTATTTAGATAGTGTAGTTGTAAGTAGATATGGTAAGGTGAAGGAAGTTAATGCTTATGATTTAAATTCAGAAGAACGAGCAGTTGTTTTTGGTGAAATGGATAAAGCGGGATATATTTACGAGGGTGGTAGGGGTGATGCCCAAACAATGCGCTTCGTACCAATACATCCTGAAATTAGATATGGAGTTGGTAATAACGCTAAACGCCTAATGAAGATGTTTGGCGGAGTTGAAAATATCCACGAAAAACAACTACGCGGATTTTCTGAATTTGCCAAGTCGAGGGGCAAAGATGTATTAGGATTAATGCCATCGCAAATAAAGACAGTCAGGGGTCAGCGTAATTACTTAAATAAAGTTATGGATAAGTTTCCAGGAGTAAAAGCTGCTTATGACAAAGCTATTGTTTCAAATGCATTATATCTAAAAGACATGGCTGGTGTGGGTAGTCTCAAGGAATATTTCAAGGCTGATGGCTTTATTAAGAATGCCATTGAATATAACAAAAGGCAAGCCATCTACAATACAGCTGGATACACAGGGGATATGAATCTCGCAAAAGGTGAGTTTTATGAACACGAAGGTGTTCCTGTGTTGCGTGTTTTGCGCGTGTTTGATGAATCGGTGGGTGTAGATCAAAAGAAACTACATAAAGGTAGCTCTGTATTTGATTATATGGAGGCAACTGACGGAGGTACGCTCCAGACGGAGGAAACAGGTAAAGCACTTGCATACATTACGGGTCAATCATTCGAGGGTAAACATAAAGCCAACGTTAGGTTTCTGGGTAAAGAAGGACGTATTCTACAGAAAGATATGTTTCACCTACCGCCAAAAGGCATGAATAAATTCATGACCAATAGTGGGATTGATTTAATAGTAAGAGAATCAGGAACTAAACAAAGGGGAAATAGTCCCCTGTATAAAATGAGGCGACTAGCTCCCGTTGGTGGTAACGAAGATATAGCTATATACGATTCACGAGGACAACGGGTAGTGTCAGGATATGCAGTTGATTATGTCCCCGTATCATCAGTAAAAACAATTATGTCCGAAACACATAAATTAAAAAATACAAATAAAACGATTGCTCCGAAACAGATGTTTACACAATTAGGACATAGTGAAAATATGGATACTATGTTTAGTGACCTTATCGAGGGTAGTCTGAACGGAACAACTAAAGCCAATAAAACAATAAGTGACTACTTAATCAATAAAGACCCAGCCCTAATAGAGCCTGTTCTCGAAAATCTAAACGACATCAGTATGGATTTACTGGGACATGTATTAAATGTTCCTGGTGCCGAGAAATTAGCATCTCGTGTTTTAATGAAAATGATAGATAAGAACTCTAATTATGTTAGATCCATGTATGATGCTGGTGAGTTGAGCAGAGAGGAGTTTGTTCAGTTTGTGGAGATGGAAGAGATATATAAGAATCCAGCAAAACGCCAACTGAATATGGATAATGGAAGCATGGCTATGACAACACACGCGAACACAAATAAGTATGTTGATCAGGTTATAAAGCAATATTATTATTCACGTGCCACAAACCCTAAGCCTGGCAATGGGACAAAGCAAAGAACTCAGGTATGGGATAGAGCTTTAACTGAAAAAGTAGACTGGGACGGAGCTGTTGGAGATGTTATTTCCGCTAAAGGAGAACACCTTCCAGAGGGTTCGGTTCTTAAAAAGATATACGGAGATAAGAATCCAGATAGATTCGTATTTTTCAATGAAGCAGGGAGGCATCAAAAATATACCTTCTCTGGGTCAGAAATGAAATTAGGTAAAATATGGGAGGACTTTACAATACTTATGAGGTCTGGTAAGGCATCAGAAAAGGTACTTACACCCTATAGAAAATTTTTTAAAACATTAAACATAAGAGTTCCAATGTCTGCGGCATCTGCTGCACAAACGCTTTACTTTGGGGGCTTTACAGGAATCAAGGGACAAGGGGTATTGCTTCATCCTCGCGTGATGATTCTACTTGATGGTGCTGACCATGATGGTGACACAGCAACTACATTTTTTGGTGGGAGAGAAATTCATAAGAAAGGCTTAGACTCAGAATGGTTTAAGGATTTTGAGAAAGTTGAAGAAGAGTTTTATGAAACCGACCCCAATACAAAAATGAGAAGACTTAGTAATCCAAAATCAGATGAAATGATAATGAAGTATACATTGAGTGATCCAAAATATATGGAGTTAATGCGTAGCAAGTGGGGTTTGGTTGATCCAGGAGCACGTTATAGGGCTGCAGAGGGAGCAGCACAGGGTCGAGGTGTCCTTGGACCTACCGTAGCTGCTAAAGCTCAACTACTGGCTGCTTTTGACCACCTCGTAGGCAATAAGATTGATTTCATTGACATAGTTGAGCCTAATAAAAAAGGGGCTCCTGCTGTACGCCATGTCTTCTCACCAAAGAAAGATTCTTTAGCGAAAAACAACTTCATAAAAGAAGCACGAGCAATGCTTTCATTTGCTTTTGACCCAATGAATCAGGGTGGATTAAGGAGTGCTGATTATTTTTTTAGGGCTATGTTTGGTCAACTTTTTGATCATGTTGGTTCATTCGATGTGATGACAAAAGAAAATATGGCAAAACCGCTTGGTACGATAGACACAAAGCACCTTCGTAAACTTCCCGTAGTGTCAGATATGTCTCATGTCAATAAGCTTGTGTGGGGTCGTGATGCAAATGGTCGAAAGTTTCCATTTAGACAATTGCGAAGATTACTGAAACACTCATACAGGAATATTCAAGGTAAAGAATTTAATTCATTTTACTCAAAACTGGGTAATGTTGTCCAGGAATCAAATCTTGATGTTGATATCTTGAGTAAGTTTAATATGAAAAGGCTAGAGTCATCTATTGAGAAATACAATATAAGTGTTGGTGCTGTAAGGGATAAAGACGGTAAACGGATAAAAGGTGCTAACAAAAATAGCAATGAGCTCAGGGCGATAACTGGATACGATAGTTCTAAAATTAATTTTGAACCAGGCTCACCCATTAGAAAATTACTTGAAAGCAATATATGGCATGACTCTGTTTATGAAAAATATTTAAGTGCTATCGACCCAAAAGATAAATTATACGAAGAACCATTTACTATGCAGTATGTAGATACAAAAGTAAAGGCTAAGGATAGAAAATATAAACCACGAAGAGTTACATTGAAAGATCATATTCTAAGCAAGGAGGGTCTTTTGGGTTATGAAAGAAAATTACGCAACCCAAGAGAACGAGCTAAAGCTCTTGACTCTGCCGAGCGTCAAGCTAGAGATTGGTTGGGACAAGTGGTGTCTGACATGGCTTCATTAGATTCAATAAAGACTGAGTTCTGGAGATTTAAGAATGAAGCACAAAGAAATATAGATATTAAAAACAGTGAATTTGCTCCCGTTATCCAGAAACTAATGCTAAAAGCTGACGAAATAAAGGGACTTGCGTACACAAAAAATGCACACGATATTGACCCTAATGCAAAGAGATTTTCTCGTAGCGAGATTGATGATATGATAGGAGGATTCTTAGAATCCACATTTCCTAACAATAAAATGACTAAGGCTAGAAAGCATATGAGAAATATCTTTGACCAGATAATGTTAGGTACTCTAATGCATAAAAAAACTGCTGAAGAATTAGGCTTACTTAAAGACGGAAGACACTACAAGACACAACATACGAGAGTTGGTTTTCAGTCTGCCAGTATTAGTGATGAAAGTTTACAAAAACATGTAAATAATTATAGAAAAAGATTTGCCGAGGTGATACCAGAGGTTAAACCATACGAAGAGAAGAAAGCTATTGTGCAATCTAGCGAGGTTACAGACCTAAAGAGTATTGTCGAAAGCAAACCTATAGTGAGGCAACAGTTATCCGAACCAGGAAAAGTTATTCAGGAGAAGAATTTATCACCTGAACAAAAAACATACATGAACGATGTAATGTATCGTGAAATTATAGGCGGGGTTGAGGATATGTCTACAATCCCCAAAGACATAAAGAAGGTTGTAAGTTATGTTGTTGAGAAGTTAAATAAGTTTAACCCCGAGTCTCATCCATGGGAAAAGGGTAATAACTTGAATGACTTTATTCGTAGCACAGTTGGGAAGGATTTAAATAAGTTGGATTATACGGACATAAGATATCTAAAGAATTGGTTTACCGACTTAGAAATAAAAAATGGCTTTATACACAAAGGTAAGACACCCGATTTCTCCGAAGGTGTTCCTTTGTCTAAGTGGCATTACATATTTTTTCCCAAAGCTGTTGGTGAGAACCTAATGAAAGCGGGTTTTGAGTTAAAGTCTCAAGTGACAGCGTGGCAATCAAAACAAGGAACCGTTATAGGTAAAGCTTTACAGCCCACAAACGTAATATCAGATATACAAAAGATAGCTGAAGCTACAGGTAATAGAAAGCGAAGAGCTTTTGAAGTCCTAAGCAAAAAGTTTAGTGATGATATTTATAATTTATCAGCAAATAATCCTGAGTTTGAAAACTTCTGGAGTATTGCAGCATTAGAAATGGAAATCGCTAATGGTGGATTAACTTATCAAGTAAAAGATTTAATAAACCCACGAGAGATATACGGTAGAAAGAAAACATATCTAGATAGATTTAGAAAAGTAGCTAAAGATACAAATTGGCTAAAAACAAAACACGAGACATATAGAGTTGGTGGTAAGGGTGAAACCATGACTGGTCGTGAAGTGGTGGATTCTATCAAGGGTGTTATTAGAAGGTATACCGATATTGGTGGTAAGTGGATAACGGGTGACTCTGAAAATAATCTATTATCTCAATTCCTCGAAAGAGATACGACAAAAGCAAAATGGAAGGGTAAATACCCTTTAAAACTACACGTAGACGGAACACCCATGGTTAATTTTAAAATCAGAGGAGATAAGAAGTCATCCTACTATCAGTGGGCTTTAGATAATCTCAATACTGCTGTTGAGGGTGGTATGGAGTTAGGGTTTGACGGTATGTCTGTCATTACTAGATCAATGCAAATGCAACAGATTAATGCTAACCTAGAAAGATTAAATAAAGCAAAGACTCAGGCTACAACCAAGACAGAAGCTGGTGTTATAAATGAAAAGATTAAGGAGCTTTATGGTGAAATTAGAAATATGCAAAAGTATAAAATCAAACCAACAGCATTAAGGGCAAGACAATTTTATTACCCACATATTAAAGCTGACGCAAGAATGGCAGCATCAGATTTGTTGGCTCGATATAAAGATATTGATTTATCTTCACTTAGTAGTAGTGAAAAAGATATAGTAAAGAAAAGTTTAGCTACTGAATATCATATGAGTGTAAATGGCGTATACAGTCCTGTTGAGATGGATGTTATATTGAGAAGTAAATCACTCGGCAAGATACTAGGTGAGATTGCTGTTGAGAAAAACAGTAGCGAGGTTGCGGGTAATTGGTTTCGTGCTCAATATAAATTTGGAAATGCCCAGAGAAGAGAACATCACATTGCTGGTTGGGATCTCAGTTCTGATGCTTTTGTTAATTCATATATGAAGGGTATGATAGATAAGTATTTTTCTTCTCAAGCTCAGATTCTATCGGCCGCAAAGATAGGTGAATTCAAACACTTTGGAATGAATGGATGGGATAAGGGTATTAGTGCTGGATGGACAAACTACCTCAATGCTTTCACTCAACAGGTTTTGGGTAATCCAGTTAATATAGCTGACGAAGTCGCTAATGACCCTAAGATGAAAATGAATGGTGTGTTCTCTCAATGGAGAGATAACCATGTAGCAAAAGTTATGCAAAAGGTTGCTGAGAAACTAAAACTAAAGAAAATTACTATCAAGGGGCTTAATGAAGTATCAGCAAACGATGTTGTTAAGTGGGCGAATGCAGAAGCACGGTATCAACTCGCAACACTCCTAGCTCATCCTAAGTCCTCCCTAAATAATATATTCGGTGGAACGATGCATACTGTAGAGAGTGTTGGATTGGGCAACTTCTTGAAGGCAAAGAACCTTTCTCACATAACGGCTGCAATAAGTCCTAAGCTGAAAACATGGGAAGATGTTAATAGTTGGCTAAAGGAACTTGGTATTCAGGAAGAGTTTCTCCGTAGTGAGTTAAACTTTAACCCAGCCTTTAAGGGTGTTAGGATGAAAAAAGCAGGAACTGAAATATTTAATCTCCTGATGAGTGGTAAGGTTAAGGAATTACCTGCTGTTTTAAAGAAACACAAGGTAACGGAAGGGATGTTAGAGAAAGCTGGGTGGTTTATGCGTAATCCAGAGAAGATGCTTCGTAGGGATGCATTCCTGGCACACTATCTCCAGGCACTTGAAAATTTAGGTGGTAGTGTTGATGACCCTTTAAAAAATCCATACCTAATAGAGATAGCAAAACGAGGAGTTCAAGCTACGCAGTTTCTATATTCAGCTCCATTTAGACCTATGTTTTCTAATACTGCATTAGGTAAGGTGGTAACTCGTTTCCAGTTATGGGCATGGAACTCAGTCAGGTTTAGGAATGATGTCATAAGAGAAGCAAAGCTTAGGGATTTTAGACAAGGTACTCCTGAGTTTGATAGATTTAAAAGAATGGCTATGATTGATATGTTTGTATTGGCTATGGGAAATGCCTTTACATATTCATTATTTGAAACAGCATTACCTCAACCGTATGCATGGGCACAAGACATAGGTGATTTCTTATTTGGTGATACAGAAGAAAGGGAAAGGGCTTTTTATGGAGCTTATCCTGGTGTTTTTGCACCACTTCAAATGGCAACACCTCCATCAATGAGGATGGTTGGTCCTACAATAAATGCTCTCTATGAAAATGACTGGAGTAAACTTGCAAATTATCATGTATGGACAATGTTTCCTTTTGGTAGAATCGGAAGAGATATGGTGGGGATTTATAAAAATCCTGGCATGATGATTGAAAAGACTACAGGATTACCTTATAGGAAAATACCTAGATACAAGAACGAGTTAGCAAAAACTAACCCAAAGAGACATCATGCTTTTGGTATTGGGTATAATAAAAAGATGCCAAAAAACAAATGGCTTGATGAAAGAATTGATAAGATAAAAGAAAAAGAGAAAGAAAAATCTATTGAATAAAAAAAAATACGCCCCTTACGGGATCGATTGGGCTGGGATGAAGGTACTCCAGAGTTTGAAAGATACCAAAGAATGATTACTGCTGATATGATGGTACTTGCCTTAGGTAATGTGTTTATGTATTCTTTATTTGAAACAGCATTACCAGC